TAAGCAGGGAAAGCCCCAGTACCAAATCCATCATTAGTAATACGACTTACTGCACCATCATTACCAGTAATGTGCAACATTCCACCAGCATTTATAACTGGTTGATATGCTCCATTAGTAGAACCAATAATACTTACTCCACCAATATCATTTGCGGGAATAGATGGAGGATAGAATTGAGTGCGTCCTGTGCGGTCACTATAAAATGCAGTTCTATTAGCAGCATTTTCTACTCTAACTGCACGATTGAAGATAATATCTGCAGTCGCACCAAGAGAACCAATATAAACATCACGGGTATTATCTTTAATCTGTAAAGTATTATCTCTTAAAATCCATTCACCAACTTCTAAACCTGCACCACCATCAATATAGAAATTACCACCTCTTGCACCCAATGCTTGGTCGTTTCCTAATGTTTCGTCCTGAACGTAAATCGTACCAGTTCCAAACCAGACTTCTTTAAATCTTTTGCCTGGAGAACCTAATGACCACTCATTGGTTGTGTATGGAAGAATGTCGGAGTGAGTAACAACCTGACCACCAGCACCAGGATTTAATGTAATATCAGTATCTGGTAGAGTTGCTAATGATAGACCTGCATTCACAATTGGACGAGCAAAAGTGAGTACAGTATCTTCTTCTGGAAGAACTCCACCTACAGGGAAATTTTTATCAGCAATAAGAATTTTATTATAAGTGCCAATACCAACATAAAGAATAGCACTTTCTACTGGAATTGCAGCACCACCAATAATATCACCAACTTGAATTGCAGGGGTTGGAACATTATTGAGTTCATAAACTACATATGGAACACCAGTAATACCAAAAGGTAATCCATAGTCACCAATACTTAAATTTGCAATATTTCCATACTCAAGAACTGCATTCAAACTTTCATTACCAATATTAGCAGTAATTGAAGATGCACCAGAAATAACAGAACCAACGGGAAGATTTACAAACGAAACTCCAATACCATTCGTGGTTGTATTTCCACGATCTGTGACTGTATCTAAGGTATCCTCATCCAAATCACCAACTGATACAAATTCTGCTTTATTGGTTGTTGAATTCCAAGATAGAACTTTACCGTCATAAAAACTTGAATTAGTTGCAAGTCCTACAACATCATCTAGATATCTGAACTGTGTTTCACCACCACCACCGATTGTGGAGAGTTGTTGTTGAATACGATTTAAAAACAGACGATAATGTTGTTGGAGTTGGTCTAGAGTTACAAAGTTTTGGTCAAGTGGTGTAAGTGGGTCAGAATTCTTTGTTGATGGTGGCTCATTCAGAAGTCCTTCTTTGATAACTTCTTGTACAACGACATCTGGTTCAATTCTTGAATATGTTTCTTTGATGAAATCAATCTTCATCTCAAGTCTCTCAAGGTTCTCTTGAAGATTTCCAACAGGAATTTGGTCAATCTCTGCAAATACTTCTTCTTTGAGAGTGATTAATTCTTGGTGATGTTCTTGTAGATACTTATCAACCTTCTTTAAATGTTGTTCGTTAATAACAACATCTGCTTTGATATTTGAAATCTCGGAAGAAACCTTATCTTTAATATTGTCTACTTCTTCATCAATACTATCAATTCTAGTATTTACATCGGAAGAAATAGTTTCAAATTTCTCCTCAATTACTTGAAGATGTGTAGAAGTTTCTTCCTGAAGTGATGTCTCAAGTTCTACAAATGCTTCATAAAGAGACTTGATGACTTGAGAATATTCTTCTAACTTCTCATTTTCTTTGGAAACTCTACTTTCTACAATTTTGGATAGTTTGTTATAAGTATTAGTTGTCCTTTTAACTTCGTTAGAAGTCTCTTGAAGTTGATTATTAAAATACTCTAAGTTATTATCAATAACTTCTGCAATGTTATTGACCTGAGTATCTATTTCTTCTCTGATGCCTGAGATATTCTCTTCAACAACTTCTTTTAATTGATTAAATTTTTCACCAATTCTAACTTCATTTCTGGTTACTTGTTTCTTATATTTTGGCAGTTCTTCTTCTACAAGACCTTCAACGATTTCAGTAAGGTCTGCAACAGTTGTTCTAAAATCCCTAAGGTCTTCTTTGTTTAGACCTTTGACTTGATTTTGAAGTGACTTAAAGTTCTCATCAAGAACCATCAACTGAGAAAGCATTGCATTCTCAAGATCAGTTCTATCCAACTTCTCAGATAATTGATGAGATAGTTGTTCTACCTTTTCAGTTAAGATATTAACTCTATCTAAATTATCACGGAAACGATCATAAGTTTCCGTGATGTCCGAAGAAACCTCTGGAGTATTGAAAATTCCAGAGGTTTCTTTATCAGTAAAAATATCCGATGGTTTTTTAAGCGTCACTTTTAGTTCTATTCCTAGACATGTATTAAGATATTTAGTCCATCATAAAATGTGGAATTATTCTTCTTGACCACCAAATAATGCAGTACCTGCAGCAGGTCTTAGTCCCTCAATCTTTTCTGCAGATTTTGCAAAAAGTAATTCTTTAATTTTATCACTGACTTGTGAGGGTGATTCGTCAGAAATAATCATGTCTAAAAGATCATCCATGGTTTTATAAAATAAACTTAAAAATATTTATATATCAAATAAATATGGATATATTGAAGAAGAAGAATGAAGAATATATACATGTTCCAACCAAATCATGTTTTGGATGTAGATGGTCCCAGTACATATTGGTTGCCTTATAGCACTGGTTGTTTATGGAGTTATTGTTCTCAATTTGAGGATATAACATCAAATTTTCAAGTTAAAGATTATATTTTTTATAGAGAAGATCCGAATATACTTTTAGATAGGATTGAAAACCCAAATCTATGTGCTTTTAGTTGTTATATTTGGAATGAGCAATATTGCTTAGAAATGGCAAAAAGAATAAAGGAAAAATATCCAGAATGTATTATTGAATTTGGTGGTCCACAAACCACAATGAAAACTTTAGATCATTCATTTATTGATACAATAATTTTAAGTGAAGGTGAAGAAAGTTTTCTACAAATTTTAAGATCGATTATAGACAGTAAACCTTTGCAAAAAGTTTACCATAGCCAAAGAATTGAAAATTTAGATTTTCCAAGTCCTTATATTACTGGAGCGTTTGAAAAAATAGTTAAAGAAAATCCAGATTTTAATTGGGCAATGACATTTGAAACTAATAGAGGATGTCCTCATTTATGTACATTTTGTGATTGGGGAGGTGTGAAGTATAGTAAAGTTAAATTATTTGATATTGAAAGAGTAAAAGAAGATTTAGAATGGATATGTGAAAATAATGTAAGGTATTTAATTTGTGCTGACGCTAATTTTGGCATGTATAAAGAAAGAGATCTTGAAATTGCCAAAATAATAAAAGATGTATCTACTAGAAGTAAATTAGAATCTGTAAATTTACAATATTCAAAAAATTCTACTGAGCATGTTTTTAAAATAGCAGAAATTGTGGGAGATTTGAATCGTGGTGTTACAATGAGTGTTCAAAGTATGAACCCAGAAACTCTAAAAGAAATTAAAAGAATTAATTTAAGTGTCAATAATATTAAAAATCATATTGAACTAAGTCAAAAATATAAGGTAAGAACCTATACAGAATTTATTTTGGGACTACCTAAAGAAACACTAGAGACCTGGAAAAAAGGTTTATGTGAAACTGTTGAATTAGGTCAAAAATATTCAATAGATGTTCATTTTCTCCAATTATTTGGATACGCCGAATTAAATGATCCCAAATCGAGAGAAAAGTATGGAATTGAAACTGTAATAGCAGAAGATTATATGTCTCTAACAGAAACAAAAGATTACAAAGGAATAAAGGAAAAAATAGAAATAGTTGTAAAAACTGATACGATGAGTATTGAAGATATGGTTGAGGGGTATCTCTACGGATGGATGATTAGTCAATTTCACTTAGGAAAATTAACACAAAAAATATCAGAATATTGTTTTGATAAATTTAATATTTCCTATTATGAATTTTACAACAACTTATATGAGTTACTAAATTCTGATACTACAAAATTGGGAAATAAAATAAAAGATATAAAAAATATTGTATTTGATTATCTAAAAACTGGTAAATTAAAATCTGATTCTGATGGATATTTAAATCTTGAATATTTTATACAAGAATATAATAATGAAATTAATACCATAATTGAGGAAACAATAAAAAAATGTTTCCCCAATAAAAAAATATCAATAAATAAAAAACAATTTTTCTCACAAAAAAATATTAAAGCACCTGCTACTGTATCAGTGCCTTATTCAATATTTTTTATATCTCTATAATTATTCTACTTCGGGTTCAATTGGAACTTTTCCAGATGCACCATTAATATTATCTCCACCAGTTTGAGTGGTATCCATTGGCATACCGGTCATTGGATCAATAGGTGCATTAGGATCTGGAATAATACCATCCTTAATTTCTTTCTTAATTAATGCATCTTGCTCGACAATTTCTTCATCAGATTGGCGAAGGATTTTACGACGAACATAATCCTGTGAGTAATATTTACCAATATATGGTTCAGCAGTTGCTGCCATATTAAGTCTCTCCGTCATTAACTCTGCTTCTTTCAGTTCAGAGAAATGATTGTCATATAAGAAATCATATTGGATATGTTCTCTCATAACATTCCAATCTTCTGGGGTAATAATATTTTTAAGAATTAATTGGGTCTTAAGCATATCATTAAATAAATTTGCAAAACGCTTTCTCAAACGTCCAACAAATTTAGTAAATTTCAATTCATCTCTTAAAATTTCAGATGAACGACCTAAATTAAATCCACCTTCTCCTTCCATTCTTGATGGAGGAACATTCAGAGATCTATAAAGTTTACTTTGGAAGTATTTAATGTCTGTAATTTCACCAAGATTTTGACCACCTGGTAGTGTGGTGATCTCAGTTCCTCTACCACCTTCACGTCGAGGTAACCAGAAATCTTCAAGCATACTCATGAATTTCTTATCATCACGGATTTCTCCAGTTGATGCGTCATATACAAGTTTGTTGCGATAACGCATCATAACATCACGAAGATATTGTTCTGCTTTAATCTTAGGAAGATTACCAACGTCAATATAAAAAATACGACGTTCTGGTGCTCTAGATAATCTGTAAATTACAAGACTATCTTCAATCATCCTAAGTTGATTGAGAGATTTAATTGCTTTGTGAAGATATGAAAGTGTAGTTCCTTTATTTCTATCTACTAATCCAGAAGTGCAATATGAAACTGCATCTCTAGAAATTTTAATTCCACCACTAGTTTGAGTTGAAACTCTGCTATTAACAGTTCCAATCGGTGATTGGGATGATGGATTATAGATAAAATATTCTTCAATTTCTGGGAATTCATAATCCATTGGATTTTCACTAATCCCATTTAGTGTTTTTTGATTATTATTTTTAGTTCCCTTATTAACAGATTGTCTAACATAACGCATTTTTAAAGCGTCAATATATCTTAATTCTTTAATTCCATCTTGTGGATTTTTTAAATCAATTACTTTATGATAATAAAGACGACCATCAATATACCAGTTTCTATAAATTTCGTGACATTTTTTATCAAAATCCAATAATTCTAAAATATGTTTAAACTCTTCTCTAATTTTTTTCTTTATACCATCACTGGCATTTAAGTTTGATAATTCTATTTGAACGGGACTATCATTGGTATCGCTTACAATAGCCTCATTAACAATATCTTCAATGGCACTATCACATTCTGGATGAAGTGCCATTTCACGATATCTTTTAATTAAATCATACTCACTTCTATAAACACCTTCAATATCTACATATGAACCAAAAAAACCACTAGTTAAATAGTGATCAACCCCGTCCTCATTATTTTGAGGAACGGGGGAAACTACAGATGGTGATGTTTGCTGTTTATCGTCAATAGAGAAACCAAATAGTTTTGCCATTATTAAAGTATTTTCTAACTTATTCTACTATTTATTAGATAATTTCTGTTCCGTTTTGGTCGCCAGAAGTTCCAGCAGACCACCACTGAACTTGGAATTCTACAGTGAATTCCTCAATAGTATCTGAAGTATCATAAGACAATTCAATTTGTGATATATTCGTTGGGAAAATATCATAGAATTTATACACTCTCAATGGTTCCTGTGATCCTTCATTAGTGTTGGTGAGTGATTCTTTAGTTCTTCCTCTACCAAGTTGATACACATAGGCATCTTTCATGTAGGTTGTGGGATTTGTAGCACCCGTTCCATTATTAAGTTTATTGATTTGATTCATCCACTCTTCAAACTTGGTTCTAATTAGGAAATCTTCATCATTAATAACAGTAACCGTCCAGGTATCAAAAGTTCTGTCTCCAGCAACTTTTAAAATACGTCCTCTGAAAGGGACATCAATTGGAGCAACATTAGATGCTGGTAAAGCTGCTGCTTTACATAAGAAGTTAAACTTCTCATCTTTCCAATTATTTACGAATGATGGGAATGTTGGTATTGAAACTTCAAATAAATTGGGTCTTGCTGCACCACCTGCCAGAGCAGATTTAAAGTTGCTGATTGTTCTAATAGTTCTCGTAGTCATTTTTAAGTCCTCCTTTTAGTACTAATTTAATTAATTAAACTCTACCTGCAACTTCCTGGAAACTTACTCCAGTTCTAGTAGCAACAAATGTCAAGGTTACATAGTTAATCGATTTAGCTGGCTTCAGGAAGATATCTGCTCTAAATTCATTATTATCAACAACATCAGGAGTGTTATTTGTTTCATCACAAATTACGAGGTAATCGTATACACCTCTCTTTGCTTGAACATCACGAAGATATGGATCAATGATGTTTACAAAATTAGCTCTTGTAATTTGATCATTGAATTCAAAGAGTTGTGCTTGGGCAGCTTTTTCTAAAGCTTGTTCAACAGTTAAGAACAATCTGCGAACATTTATTCTATCAAAAGCAGACTGATAAGATAATGCGGTTTTGTCACCAAATAGAATGGTTCCAGCACCTGGTTGATTGATGATGGAGTTAATTCTTGCTTGATATAAGCGATCTCTTTGTGGCTTACTTGGATTGTATGCTAATTTAATTGCATTTAATATATTTCCTCTTTGCTGTCCAGCAGGAGAGAACCAAGGATATGCAACAATATTAGTTCTGCACATTAACCCAGCAACGTCAGCATTGCAGGGAATATATCTGAATAGATTGTTAAATCTATCATAAGTGTACTTATATCCACTATCAAAAACTGCATACGATGACGATGATAATGTGCTGAAGAATTCTATAATATTGTCAGTTTGTGTGTTTGTATTTACTAAATCAACAACACCAAGTCTAAATGGTGAAATGACTGCTACACAATCCTTTCTTCCTTCTGCAATTGCAATTAATGAATTTGCCTTTCCTTGAGAATCTTCAATAGTACCTAAACTTGGACCATTAATTAAATAGTCAACTTGTATCTCATCTTTATTGGAGAACTTCTGATATGAAGTTATTAGATTTGCTGTTGATGCATTAAAACCATTAGATGGGGTATAATTATTTCCACCAGTTAAATCATATGATATCGATCCAACACAGTTGAATACTCTATCTTGAGCAGTTTGATCCCAAACACCATCTGCAAAATTTATTACATTAAAATCTTGAGTAAATCCAGATGTTGTTGGGAAAGTATTGTGGAAAATATCACTATTTTCACTTGGATTATCACCAGCATAAATGTAATTTGAATAGTTTGCTAAGTAATTTTTATACCAAATTTTTTGTGGAGAGTTAACACTAGAAATAGTATCAGTTGCTTTTGATAAACCAATGTGCTTTTCTAAAATATTTCCTTTAATACCAGTAACGTCACCAGTATCATCAACTAAGACGATGTGCATTGCATCATTCTTACCACTTCTCTCCAGAACATAGTTATTGGATCTTGGTTTTGGTGCAATAGTTTTCCAATATAATGTGGTATTTTTTAAATTTAATGTTTGTTGATCATACCAGTCATCAACATTTACTGCTGTAACTCTAGCTGCATTGTCAGTTACTGTTAAAACTACGTTATCGTTTCTTAAAGTATCTACAGTAAGAATAACATTATTCGCTGGGGTTGTTCCACCAATTGAAGTTCCAGCAATACTTACTGTAGTTCCAACTCCATAAGCACCACCTGCATTTGTAATCGTAACAGTACTAATACCACCAACACCATCTCTATAAACAGTAAATACTGCACCAGTACCTAAAGTACTTACACCAGATACCGAATTATAAGTTTGATTTGCTTGACCAACTAATGTAGTACCAGCACCCACGGTAAATACATTAATTGCACCTTGCGATAAAGTATATCCACCAACTGAAGATCCTGGGATTGTGATTGTTGAACCAACAGTGTATCCTACACCAGTATTAACTACTGTAGCAGAAAGAACTCCACCGTTAGTGCTATTTCTTGTAATTGTGAATGTTGCACCAGATGCAGATCCAGATGAGGTTCCACCAACTCCAGCATAAACTTGATCTTGCTCACCATTAATAGAAGTGAAAGTAGTTAATCCAACGGATCCTACTGAATCTCTTGGTGAAACTAATCCACCAGTTTGATCGATAACGTCTAATGTGTTTCCTGGTCTAAATGATGTTACTTGATTATTCTCAGCATAGTCTAGAGGATATTCAGTTCCAGCTGCAGAAACTCTTGAAGTAATTCTTACACCAATAGATGCTTTATTGTTAGCAACATCATCAGTTACTTCTGTAATAATGCCTTTTAAATATCCATCGAATATTGCAGTTGATCCAGAACCAGAAATAACTCTTCCAGCAAGTGACGTTGTTATTCCATATCCAACTTGGAAACCAAGTGCTGTTGCGTTAGTGGTTGCAATACCTATTTGTTGATCTGCTAAATCATCAATAATACAAACTTTTAAATTATTTGCCCATGAACCTGGATTTTTTGCTGCAAAATAATAACCAACAGCGGAATTGCTGTGATTGGTTAAATAATCATCAAAGTTTTTAATTTTTGTATCTATTGATGTACCACCAACTGCTACGTTGGAATTTTTTAGATCATTGTCATCTGTTCTAACAACTTTAAGAACTCCACCATATTGTAAATATGAAGAAGCACTCATCCAATACTCATATTGGTTGTCTAATGATGAGGGAGTTCCAAATACTTCAATTAAATTTTGTTCTGTAGTGATATCTACTGGTTCATCAATTGGACCACTTTTAAAAGGGCCAGCGATTGCACCAATATTATCTAATACATTGTCAGCTCTCCCGACAGTTAAATCAACTTCTCTAACTAGTACACCAGGAGATAATTGAGGAGTTGCCATGTTTTTCTCCGAAAGTCTCAGTTTTGCTCTAAAAAATATTTATTAAAAACTTACTTTACAGAGGGGAAATTGGACGTGAGCAAAATTACCAATCTGGATATTCCCAATTTAAGATAGTATTTACCTTTATCCTACGCTTTTTTATCCTTTTTACTGTACACTCTTTACATTCATAAGAATATGATGATGCAAATGGTCCCCTATCCTTTCTTGTTCTATAAAAAGCATCTATTAAATTCTTAATCTCACCACAAGATCTGCATCGTCTATCAACAAATAACAGGTGTCCAAATTTTATTTGTTTATCTAAATCCATTAACGGTATTCCCACATATATGCCATGTCACCATATTCGTCTGCATACCATCTATCACCAGAGTTATCGACAAAAGATGATTGGTCATTTACACCATCAACAATAAATCCAAAAGGTGCCATATCCTGGAGGATTTCATTTTCTTTTTCTTCATATAATTTTTTTCTTACATCTTGATCAGTTAGTTCCTTAAAATAATCTTGTACAACCAACCAAGCATAAATTACAAGACACATCGCCAAATCATCATTACATCCATCTTCTGCTTCAAATGAGTTTGATTTTTGGATGAATGTTGTTAATTCACTAATAATATCATAATCATTAAAAATTAATTTATCCTCTTCAATCATTGCTTTCAAATTTAGACATCCAACTTTTTTAACAGTTTTAGACATCTTAACTCCAAGTTGAGTTTTCTTTCCAGAAAATCCTTGCCCAACAATTTGCCCAGCCCTACCTCGCATAGAGCACATTAAAACATTTTGATACTCTAAGTCATAATGAAGAATTGATGCCACTTGATCACCAACATCGTTAACTTCACATAAAACGTATGCATCATTATAACTCTTTGCTACTTCATGAACAATGCCAGGAAATATCATTGGTTTTATTTGATTGTCTCTATATTTTGCTACAACTTTATGGGGAAATTGTGTTATATCTACAACCACAAAAGCAGAGTAATCATTCCCAACTCCTCTAGCTACATCAACAGAAACTGTATAATTATGATCATCTTTAACATCTTCAAAGACATCTAATCCACCACTTCGTAGTCTAGGTGCTTCATAAACTAAATTACGAAGTTTATTAGGTGAAATTAATGTATCAACAGACCCTAAAAATTCACATTCAAATTCAACTTTAAACTGCTGTTCACTTGTGTTTGCAATAGTTTGCTCTTTCCATTTTTCATCTCTACCAGGAACTTCACTCCAATGAACTTCTGTCGGAATGTACTCATTCTTTTTACGTTCAGCATCATGCCAAATTTTATAAAAATGATTCATCCCGTGAGGGGTAGAAACAATAATTACTTTGGTATTTTTACCAGAAGAAATAGTAGGATAAACTGAACTGAAAAACTGATCAGCAATATGGTTGGGAATAAAAGCAAATTCGTCGAGGAAGATGATGTTGTATGATCCACCACGAACTGCGGATGCTGATGTAGAAGCAGCAATAATTTTTGATCCATTTTCTAACTCCAAAGATGCTTTGTTCCATGTCATCACCCCTTGCTGTAACCACTTTGGGAGGTTCTCGTAAGCGGTCTGAAGGCGGTCTAAGAGATCTTTTGCGGTAGATGCCTTGTTAGCAAGTATTGCGATATTAACGTTGTCATTAAAAATTGCATAATGAAGGAGATATGAAACAACAATTGTAGATTTTCCAGACTGTCTTGGTAATTTACATACATTAAAACGATGGTTATGAAATCTATCAATCATCAATTCTTGAAACTTGTATGGTTTAAATGGTTGTAAACCATAATCCAATGTAACAATTTGAATATAATTTTTTGCAAAGTAAATTGGATCGTCTTGACAACGAGCAAATTCTATAATTTGGTCTTGAGTAAATTCAAGAGGAGTATTCGCTTTTTTTAAAAGCGGATTACCAAGATAATGATCAGCCATAAAAATTAATGTTTAAATTACCACTTTACTTTGTCTGCCCAGTATGCGGCAGACATTTTTCCTTTATTAATATTTTTTTGATGTCTTGCTTTAAACCTCTTGCGTCTATTTGCATATTCTTCACTCTCACCTTTCTTTTTAGGTGATCCTTTAACACCTTTTTGCCCAAAACGAATTATCTTTTCCTCACCATTTTCACATGCTTTTACGATATGAGATTTTCCAGTTTCACCTGAACCATGGGACTGTGCTTTTGGTTTATTACAAGGCATTTCTTTTTTATTTACTTTTTTTCCTCTGATATTTCAACCTCTTCACCGATATTTTTATTATTTAAAAGATAGTTTTTTGATGGTGAATTTTGAATTTGTAAAATAGGTTGCCCATCCTGCTTTAAGTCTGTTACATGAGATTGTAATACTTTTGCACCAGGATAAACTTTTTGTAATTCAAATTCAACATCTTTCCTAGAAGGCATTTTAATTTGTGGGAAAAACATTTTCATTGAATATGACTTTCCTCTCCAAGTAAAAATTATCATCATTAGATTACCATTTTGTGAAGGTAATCTAACTGCTTCCGTAACATCATTACTTTCTGATGTTTGTTGTTTAGCAATACTATTTGCTCTTCGCTGTTGTCTTTGGTGTAAAGTTCTTAATGCATCAGAAGTTGCTTGTGCAGCATCACGATCCGCAACTGTTTTTGCAGTTTTGCGAATTTTATTTGCTCTCTGGCGGTCTTTAGGATTTTGTGAATTGCTTAATCTATTTGCTTTGTTTAATGCTTTTTCTTCACCAGTTTTTTTTACACCATCATTTAGTCTTCCAGAAGCACGACGAGTAAATTGAAGTTTTGCTTCATCAATTTGATCTTCTTTTTTAAGTGGTTCTGGTTTAATAAGATCGATAAATTCAACAAATTTATTACCAAACATATCTTCAATAGTTACACTTTCAGATTTAACTGATTTCTTTTCAACTTTTTTAAGTTTAGTGTAGTAATCTGGAACTTCATCTAAATGTTGTAATGCTGTAATTCTTGCTCCAGTTTTATCTGAAGTGTGCTCACCTTCTACTTTAATTCCAATCTTAAGTTGTTTTTGTATTGCTTGAAGTGAGACCCCATGCTTCTTAGCAATTTCTTCTGGTGATTTGTATGATTTAACTGGACCTTTAGGGTCTTTTTCTTCTTTCATTGAACAATCATCTTGACCATGAACTGGACAAGATTTTCCTTTTTTGGTATGATTACAACCCTTTTCTTCAGCAACTGGTTTACCAATACCAACTTCGGTTGGTTTTTTCTTTTGACCATCAACGTTAAAACCATTTGGTAAAGGTTTGCATACTTTATCAGTATTACACCAATACATTCCTTTACCACATTTTTCTTCACCAAGTATTTTTTGTACTAAAGATATTTCTTCTTTTTTTACTGCAGGTAATGATACTGCTGATGCTTTTGCTTTTTGTAATTTAACTGCCCTAGCACCAAGTTGCTTTGCTGCATCTGGTGTTAATGCTCCAGCACCAGAAGATTTTTTAACTGCAAAACTAACTTGCTTTCCTTCATCGATACCTTCATCACTTTGAAGATACTCTGCTGCGGTATCAATATAATCTGCTGCTTTAGTAATCTTAGATTGAACCCAAGCAGGCAATTGAGTATCCCCTTTCTTTATGACCTTTCTCAATTTATTAATGGAACGCTCAATGGTGTCCATTTCATTACGAGCCATATATCCTTCATCATCTTTCTTCTTACCACTTGCAATTTCTTTGTGGTCTTCTGACAATCTCTTCATTTCTTGATGACACCTTTTTTTTATTTATAAAAAAAGGGGAACTAAGTCCCCCTTTACTATGATTTATTCCTTATAGTTTCTGGAATATCATCTGGATTTGTTTCTTTTCCAGGTTGAGTGAATGAAATTGCACCAACTTTTAATTTATTTTCAACTCCTCTTAATTGACCCTCAAGAAGATCTTTAAAATAATCTTCATCAATTGAACCATTTTTATTTTTTGGAACATTTACAGATTTTGTAAAAATTTCACCTTTTTCATTTTTAAAAGTTACGGTAACATAATCTTTATCATTTAAATCACTCGGGACTTCATAAGTAATCATTTTTTCTTTAACTCCTCAATTTCTTGTTTGAGATTATTTATCATGGTCTGCTGTTCTTTGATTGCCTCAATTAGAACTGCAGTCATATTACCATAAGCAACTGCTTTAGTTCCAAAGTTATCAGATACAAGTTCTGGAATTACTGCCTCAACTTCTTGTGCGATAACACCAATTTGTCTTTCATTATCTCTATCAATACGATCATATTCAACACCACGAATTTGTGATAGTTTTTCAAGTGCATTTTGAATTGGTGTAATATTCGCCTTCAGTTTAATATCAGAGTTTGCAGTAACAGTTCCACTTGCAGTTAAGTTGCCTGTAATTGTTCTATTACCATATTGGGAAACTCTAATAACTTTCCAACCAGAAATCATACATGCACGAGTTCCAGTTCCTGCGGTATAGTTAAATAACGCTTGTGGTGTCCAATATTTTGTTCCAACTTTAAATTGACCAGTGGCAGCACCAAAACCAGTAATATAACCACTAACTTTAGTCCATCCAGTTCCTGGATTAGTATTGGTCATTACCCAATATCCATAAGATCCAGGATTTCCACCCAATGAAGTAAATGCTTCATTGTAGTCAATTGATCCCATGTAATGTGCTTGTGCAGTACCAATATTCCTAATCCAGCATTCCATATAATAGATATCACTTGTTTCTACTGGAATATAAGGGAATCCAGAATTATTAACTCCACCAACATCTACCGCACCATTGATATAAATTGCATATCCGCCAGGAGCAGTGGAATCTGCATTCCAAGAAACATTTGCATTGTTAAAGTAGTTTTGTAATTCTGTGTCAGTCCAAGTTGGATCAATTTCAAATACAGTTTCACCTGGAGTATAGTGTCCAATAGGATATCTTTCTGCACCATCAACTCTTGTATTAGTTCTAGTAAGTTGAGTTGCATCAACTTTAGCAGCGGCAAAATTACCTGATGCATCTCTAGAAACAATAGTAGACCCTGTATTAGTCGATGCTGCATTTAATCCATCCAGTAAATCTGCATCAAGACCAGAACCAGATCCATCATTACCATCATTCCAAATTCTTCTCCATGAAGTGAATGATGCTCCCCATGAACCTCTAATGAAGTGTAGTGATGGATTACCCTCACCAACAACCATTTGCCATCCATATCTATTAGCACCGTTGGTATAGTGCATTGCCTGTTGACCAACCCAATGAGTTGATCCTGAAGGTGCATTTCCTGGCGAACTCCAACTATCAATATATCCAGAACCCCAGTCAAAAGCGGTGTTTAGATCTGTGGTGTTGTAACCCATCACACCAGTCCAATAATTAGTATCAGTTGTACTGCTACTTCTTGGGGTTGATTGCTTATAAGTTAATCCAATTTGTTGTTTAAAGTCTGCAACTCCCTTATAACGAATATAACCATCGTTAGAACAGTAGATACGATCAATGTTTGTCGTATCTGCCATATCTCCAGAGATTGTATTAATCCAACCAGCTTGGATATAACCATTTACATCAGTTCTTACAACTTTATTTGCTTCATTATTTGTTCCTGCATGGAGTTCTAATCCATCCAGTAAATCTGCATCAAGACCAGAACCAGAACCATCGTTTGCAGAATGCCAGAATTTTGCCCATGCTCCCCATGCTGTTCCACTGGTACTCATTCTACGCCACAGATTTCCATTATCCGTGTATCCAAGTTGGATCATTGGACCGCCACTAAAGTCGGTACTTGATCCATATTTTCTCCAGGTCATTACTCCATTATATGTTCCACCATCAGAAAGACTATTAATAGCATTTTCTTTAAAATCAAATCTTATCGATGTACCATATGTGTCTGGATTTGGATTTGTTGATCTGGTATCAAATGATGATAATGAAGTTGCATTTCCACTTAAAGTTGCTGTAATTGTACCAGCACTAAAATTGCCTGAAGAATCTCTTCTTACGATAGCATTTGCTGTATTTGCAGTATCCGATGAATAACCATTGAGATACTGGACGTTAAGATTAGAAACTTGAGTTGTTGATGTAACTGTTAATGGTGCAGTTCCAGTTGCAACTCTAGATGTTAAGGTAGAACCAGAAACATCTCCACCAAATCTTGCTGCACCGTCAGAAGAACGAATTTCTGCAACAATCGTGGGTTGACCAGATGAAGTACCACTTTCAAAGGTCCAACCAAAACCAGCATTATTTTCTATGAAGCTTCTTAAACCCCAACTAGTTACTAATGTTCCATTAGGTGCTGTAATATTATTTGTTGGACCTAAGTTTGTTTGTGCTGCCGCACCCATATACATGGTCCAAGCAGTATATGTGGTGGAATACCAATTTATACCAGTGTTGGTTGCATTAACTCTTTGTAAATAAATTCCATTTGCAGGAGAAATTGTTGAACTAAATGCTCCAGTAGTGGCACTAAGAGCACCCATACTAAACCCACCAGAACCATCTCTGGCAACAACTTTAGATGAAGTATTGGCACTAGTTGCATCAACTGCAAATGTAACTGCTGAAGAGTTATTATATGAAGTTCCAGTTAAATAAGAACCTGCAGTTAATGCATTACCCAGTGATCCTCTCAAAGTTGTTGCGGTAATAATTCCAGCAACAAATCCACCAAGGGTATCTCTCTTAACTACATAATTACCTAAGTTTTGTGATGATGCTTCAGATCCCCCAAGATACTGGGCATTGAGATTAGTTGCCAGAGTTGTGGAAGCAACTGATACTGGTGATGTTCCTTGAGCAACATTAGAAACAAATCTACTTGCGGTTGTTACACCAACAAATGTCATGTTACCAGAACCATCTAGAGTTGCTGCTGCAACTTGACCACCATACCATCTAAATCTTTCTGTTCCTGTTGGAACGGACCACCAAAGAGTACTCCCCTCTATACCAACCGCATAATCAACTGATGATGCACTTATACCTCTATAGTAAACTACTTTTGTACCAGAACTTCTGTTTGTAAATGTTGGTGCTGCAACTCCAGTTGTATTGAAATCAACCCAATTGTTTGTTGAACCACTGAAAGTTAATTGTGCGGAAGATGCCGATCCACCACCATTGAGAGTTAACCCCGTAGCAGTAACTGCACCAGCAGTAAATTCTCCAGAAGCACCACGTTGGACAACATAATTTGCAGTGTTGCTGCTAGTTGCATTAATACCAATAGTAACTGCTGCAGAATTATTATATTCTGTTCCTGTAAGTGGACCAGAAATAGTTAATTTATTATTTAAAGTTCCACTGAGAGACGATGCAACAATAGTACCAGCATTGAGTTGACTAGTGAATGTAGATACTCCAGCAACTGTTAATCTATTAAGTACTGCAGTACCATTGGTTTGATTAATGCTATTTGCAGAACCACTGAATGTTGCAACTCCACTTACAGATGCATTTGTAAGTGCAGATGTTCCAGTTACATTAGATGTTGTACCCTGTAAAGTTGTATAATTTAATGTGTTATTGAAAGTTGATACACCAGCAACTGTTAGTCTATTAATTACTGCTGTACCATTTGTCTGATTAATATTATTTCCAGTGCTTGTTAATGTAACAATGCCACTTACGTTTGAATTAGTTACTGTTAAATATGGAATTGTTGCAGTCGCATCACTTGTTGCAGTTATTGCAGTAAATAATAGACTATTTACTGTTGTAAATCCAGTAATATTTGCATTTTTAATTACTGCTGTACCATTTGGTACTTGCAATGCATTATTAGTACTAGAAATGGTAGTAACACCACTAATTGAAGCATTACCAGCAGTTATCGTTCCATTAACTGTTGCTGTTTGATAATTTGCAACACCAACGTTAACTTGATCTAGGAATGTAGTAATACCTGAGAATACTGCCCTATTAAAGACCTGAGTACCTGCTACAGCGTTAAAGTTGTTACCAGTTCCCGATAATGTTACAATACCAGTTTGAGAAACATTATTTACATTTAATGTTCCGTTATTTGTAATTGTTGTTGCAGTAACATCTACTGCCTGAACACTTCCAAGAGTTGAAATACCAGAAACTGTTAATCTAAAGAGTGCGGCAGTACCAGCAGTTTGTTGAATATTATTTGTACTTGCCGTAAATGTTGCAATACCAATAATTCTACTATTAGTCAATTCGGAATTTGCTATCGTAGCAATTCCACTAATTGTAGTGTTTGTTAATGCTGCACCTACAGCAATAAGTCTTCCATTATTTGTTAGTGTTACATTTCCACCAAGAGTTGGTGCGGTAACTAAATCATATGAAACACCATTACCTTGAAGAATTGCTCCAAGAGGTGGTAATCCAGAAAGTCCAGTACCACCCTTAGAAACTGGAATTGATGATGTGAAGTTTACGGGATCGAGATAATAAGCACCTGGCTGACCACCTAATGTTGTTGCATCAACATCACCAGTTGCAGAATTCTTAATTTGAACAGAACCATCATTACCAATCGAGAAAGTTGATGATTTAAATCTGGCAACACCTAATGTTGAATATTGATCTTGTGATGTTGATACTCTATTAATTGCAAGAGTAAACTTACCATAGTTTGTGGTAATACCAGTACCACCACCTGGAGATTCTTGGAATGATGCTGAGAATGTGAATGGTTCTGTTGTTCCAATTCCAACAGATGTTACAACTCTGGTATAAACCGAGTCACCCCTTAAGAATGTGTCTGAGTTTGCATTTCCACCACCAAGTCTAGATGGTGAAACTGTACCTGATGTAATATTAGAAGCATCAATAATATTTTGGGCAAGAACAGTCCAGTTATCTGGATTATTTGATGATGTATTGACCTGAGAATTGTAAGCAACATTTTGTCTAGTCAAAGTCATTGTACCATTTTCGGTACTTACAATTCCAACTGGTGTTGATAATGTACCACCAGTTGCTAAAACTGCAAGATCTCTCGATTCGTAGAATGCAAAAGAGTTTTGTGTTATCGCACCAAGATAATAGAAACCATTCGTAGAAATTCCGAGAGGAGTTTTTCCTGTTACTTGTACAGCATCTCCTGTTGAGAAACCATGATCTAAAAATACTACTCTATCGGTAGCAGTACTTACACCTGCTCTTGTAAGATAATGTAGATTAGTTCCACTAGATGATAAATCAAGTCTCTCAGTTAAACCATAATTTACGTGAAGTTCAATGGAACTTAAACCAACTCTCTTAGCAAAATAAGTACCTGCATTTACTAAACCACCTATTACATTACCAACTGTTTGATAATATAATGGATCTCCGTTAGCAATAGTAGTTCCTAGTCCAACAATAATTCTATCATTAGCAAAATCAACTTCACCACCAACGCTTATATCAGTTGGGAAGAAAGTGTGAATATATGCAGATTGTAAACTAGTTCCTATACCAACTGAACTTGCATCTGCAATATAATCTGGAATAGTTGCCGATCCAGCAAATTTGAGACTTCCATCTAATGTTAAATATAATCTTGTTTGTACTGTTTGTACAATTACACTGAAATCTGCCCCACCACTTCTACCACCAATTGCCGTAGGATTTCTAACTGTTAATGCATCATTAATAGCAAATCCTCTGCCACCAAAATAAACATCAACCTTAGTTACAGATCCTGCCGCACCAACAGTAATAGTTGCAGCAGCACTTGTACCAATACCAGTAGTGGTATCTAATGTAACACCAGTGTAAATACCTGCAGTTAAATATCCAGAACCAGTATTAGAAATCGTCACTGTTTGCAGTACACCTTTTACCAAACCTGTTGTTCCATATCCAACAGAAGTTGGGAATGTAACAATACCAGTAGCAGCACCTTGAGCATTTGTGCTGTTTACTCTTTGACCCATTGGGAAATTATAGTTTGCAGTCGAACTGCTTAAAACTAAGAATTGCCCTCTCAAATCATTAGTAAGAATATATCCTGCAGAAGGTTCAACAACTGTGTCACCAGCAATAAGATTTACTGCGGGAATTCTATTAACAAAATCAGTTCTTCCCAAAGCAACATTGGTTTTATAGTAACTTACTGCTTTTGGTGGAATGAGGTCTGGGTTAATTTGTCCACTATTATTAAGTTGAACAATAGCACTAGGGACTGCGTTTGCAGATACGTTTTTATCAATAAAGTCTCCAAGACGATCGTTTAAGAACGATCTAACTGCCAACTGAGTTGAAACTCTCTGGTTCTTTGCACCACCTTGCTCATTATCTCCAAGAGTTGGATCTGTGGAAAATTCTTCAATAACAATACCACCAGAAAGACTTAATCTTAAAGAATCTAATTGTCCAATTGTAACTTTGTTGTTGAAGATAATATTACCAGTTCTGTTATATGCTGTAATAAACGAACCAATTTTAAAGTCTCCAAGTTCATTAGTACCAGTTGAAAATACACGACCACCTTGCTCATTAACTTGTTCTGAAGAAGGAACTGTCTTACCACCATTTTGTGGTAAAGCATTGTAATCAATACCAGATCCAGAATACTCCCATGCATGAGAGTTTGCATTAATAATGGATGGTCTATTAAAGTTTACTGTATAAACAATTGGTAAACTTCCAATACCAGTAACAGTATTTCCTGGAATTGTTGAATCTACCGTATATAAAATTGTCCAGTAAGTTGAAATTCCAACTGAAGCAGTTACTCCCCAACCAACTGGAATTGGTGCTGCGTGATCGACAATTTGACCGGCACCCCCTACACCAGTTACGGCAAAGTTTCTTCTTAATAATCCACTAGATTCTACTGAAACGAGTAATTTTGCTTGAGTTGTTCCAATACCAACACAAGTAACGGCATATCCAACTGCAGTTCCTCCAGCAACCGACTGAGTAATTTCTCTACCTGCAGTAAATTGTGGAGAACCAGATGGAATATCTAAAGTTAATTGCTGATATACATTATGCCCATCAAGAATTTCTTTTACGATAAATTCTTGATTACCTTTAGATATTGTGTTAATACCTGTTGGTGCAGATTTTAAATCAACTGCACGGGTTAATGTACTGTCTTCATATAATTGCACATTATCACTATCAATATAACCAATATAATATTGGTTATTGCTTATAAGACCATCAATAACTCTAACAGGAGAAGAATTTTCATCACCTTCGTAAACTACAGTATCTCCATTTTGGAATGGGTGAGCAACAATTGTGATAATATCAGTAGTAGTATTAACCCCTACATTCGGAGTAAATTCTTGTCTAGTTACAATTGGTTTGAATGATGATGTTACATCAGCACCTGCTGGGTTAACAAATCTCATGACATAAAGATTCTGTTCACTCCTACCAAGACCTACTGTAGTAAGAGTTTGATAACCACCATTTGTTCCAGTTGCTACAATTCTTCCACGGTCAAAGACAAAAGAATTTCTACTGTAACCAGTAGATCTAAGAGCGTACAAACCAAAGTTTGTAGCAGAGTTTGTAATAGATAAGTATCCACCCGATTGCGTTAATGAACCATACTTACAGAAGATCTGGAAGCATGACACAACCTGAGCATATCCATCATTGATTGTTCTCCACCCAATACCACCAAAGGAAACCATGGTAAATGTTGCAGCAACCATTGATTTACCAAATTCTGGTTGAGCACCACTTATAGGAAGTTCTGATTCTTCTGGAATAATGGTTGTATTGGGTACTTGTACTTTGCTACCATCAACTAAAATACCATTAGCACCCAAGAATGACAAGATCGAACAGTTTTGGATATATGGAGATCTTGAAATAATTGGTTGTGCGGTTTTAACTGCATATCCAACTCTACTTACAGAAGAATCTGTGGGATCGTCAAAAGCAATTGCATAATTAAATGTAAATTTGGGGACACCTGCTTGATCAATATTATCTTTCATTGCAAAGTTGGTTACATAGCAACCATTCCTTACACGGAATAAATCAACACCAGCATTTGATGGTCTAATAATTGTATTTCTTAAGTTATCCCCAACAACTGCTACATCTTCATACAATAGAATTGGGTTATCTTCTTCATATTCACCAGCTTCTACAAAAATCGCAATTGGTTTAGATCTTGTTGATGGTAAACTTAAAATAATATTTGCAGTTGTACCAATACCAATAATAGAAGTAATAACGCCAACATTTGATGCAAGTGCTGTTCTTACATTTGCACAATCTGCTACACCAAGATTTTCTGCTGGAATAGATGAAAGACTTCCAGTTAAAATTGCCCCAGTTAAAATGCCAACTAAAGTACCAATTTCTGATTGTACATTAGCACAATTAGATGGATCTGTATTTACTCCAGTAACTGGATCTGCTAAAATAGTTAGATCTCTGTAATAGAGCTGATTATTAATCGCCTTTTTAGAAAAATCTCTAAGAGTATTGAACGCTAATACTGACTGAACTTCTTCACCAAATAATCCTGTAGTTAATGCAACTCCCGCACCGTCAAAATATTTTTTAGTTGCATAAATGATGTGTTGATTTGTTCCGTAGTTAAGATCTTGTGCAACTGCATCAATAATATATCCAAGATCTCTAGCACACTTACGTCCGCCTTTAACATTAGTAGAACCAACACCAACGTTGGAACCAACATTATCAGTAGAATTAACGACAAAATATCCAAGATTTGCTGTAGTAATGCCAGCAGTACTTCCAGAACCAACAATTGTTGTAACGATACCAACAAGAGTGCTAATTGTTGATTGGACGTTTGAGCAAGATGATGGGGAGGTATTAAAACCTGTAACAGGATCTGCAGTAATGCTTAATACCTGATTATTAAGTTGATTGGTGATTGCTTTTTTCATATAATCACCAGCAGATCTAAATGCATAGATCGACTGAGGTTCTTCACCCGAAAGTGAATTTGTAATACCAGCATTTACATACTGGAACACAAAATTTCTAGAATAATTATTACCACCAGTAAATGTATCTAAAGAAATTGCATCGACAAAATATCCAAGGTCTCTAGCACACTTAGTTCCACCAGCAGTTACTGTAGATCCAATACCTACGGAAAGATTATAATAACCTAAATTTTCTGTTGGTAAACTTGAAGTTGTTCCTACTCCAATAGCAGCAGTTACAATACCTACAAGTGAACTAACTGTAGATTGTACATTTGCACATGACGCTGAAGATGTATTAGATCCTGTTACAGGATCTACAGTCAATGTCAAATCCTTAACTGGAAGTTGATTAGTTAATGCTTGATTCATTAACTGACCAGCATATCTAAATGCATAGATGGTCTGCTGCTCTTCTCCCGCAAGACTACCTATACCAACTCCATTAAAATAGAAAGTTGTAAATGTTCTGGAATAATTATTACCACCAGTAAATACGTCAGTTGAAACAGCATCAACAAAATATCCAATATCCCTTTTACACTTATTGGAATCGGGATTTACAAAAGCTGGATATGCAGTTGCAATTCCAGCAAAAGTATAATCAATGATAGTTTGTCTATTTTGTTGGATTAGACGATATGAGTCGTAATATCTAGATCTATTAGTAGTTTGTGGGTCTCCCGGAAAATAAAAATCTGGATATGCAATCGCAATAGATGCGAGTGATTTGTCTACAATTTCTTGCTTATTTCTCTGAATTAATCCATAAGAATCATAATATCTAGATCTTACATTAGTTTCTGTATCTCCTGGAAAATAAAATCCATCTGGATACCCTATTGCAACTGATGCTAAAGATCTATCAATAAGTTCTTGCTTGTTACCTAAAATTAAATTTCTAGCATCCCTATAACGATTTTGCCCAACATTTAGTGGATCTTGAATAACGGTAAAATCAAAAACTTGACCAACTGATGTTTGGTATAATGTTGGTGGTGTTTGATTGTTAATTACATATTGTCCTAAGAATTTTACATAATTATATGCAAAAATTGTTTGCTCAGTTTCATTTGCAATATACGATGCCCCAGCATTCCAATAAGCAGTGCCAGCTTCGATAGATTTTGAGTTTCCACCATATGAAATATCATATGAAATTGCATCTACAATATAACCAATATCTCTTTTACACTTAGTTCTATCATATGATGTACTTGAAGTGATGCCAGTATAATTAAATTCTACATATGCAACTACTTCTTCTTGAATAAATTCTTTATTAGAAGTTAAAAGATTACCAGCATCTAAAAATCTTCCACCAGGAATTTGGAAAGATCTGAATGACGCTAACTGTGCTGCTTTTTTAAGTGATCTTACTGGTTTTGATCTACCATCATTTGTATCATCACCGTTTGCTGAAGATACGTAAAAACGATTTTCGTAAAGACCTGCTGTAGTAAAACCTAGTAAACCATTTTTACCTAAAGCAAGAACTTGACCATCTGTTCCTACTTTTGAAGGTAATGTTAATGTATATGAAGAAACAAATCCAGCATTTTGACTTGGTGGTGCAATAGTAATTGTTTGAGCACCACTTTCAATTGCAACAATAGATTGGAAAGTGACAATGCCCATTCTAGCATTGTTTGTAACTGCAGATATAATACCTACAGTTGTAACTCCTGTTACTCTCAAATGTGCTGAAGTAGTAACCCCAACATCAATGTTTTTATTTACGTCTACTAATCTTTGGGTATCAATATTGATACCATGCTTTACTCTAAAGTTCTTATCAGCCAAGGTTCAGTATCCCCTTTGCGGTATTTTATCTTAATTTATTTATATCTTGTGGGCTATGAAGTTAACTACTACAGTTGTAACACCAACATTGGATACTGGAGTTACATTAAGTCTAATGTATCCTGGTGGAATTGAATTATCAATATCTACCTCATAAGATGCAACATCAACTCCAGTAGAAATATTTGAGTATTCTGAATTGTATGCAGTAACACCATCATGGATAGATAAAATTTTGGTAATTTGGTGAGTATTTCCAATGGATGCCTGTACAGTATATTCAACAGATCTGAAGACTTCTCTAGACAAACCTTGATGGACTGGAATTGATAAAGATTGTGTTAATGCCGCAGAAACTGTTCCATATACAGTATTGTCATTAATTTGTAAAGATCCATATACATGTAAAGCATTCTTTGGAGAGGATGTATTAATACCGACAGATCCAATGCCCGATGAGGCATCTGCAGTAAATATTGATCCACCATACCCAACTCTTAGTTTTCCTACAGTAGTAACACCTGTTGGTGCATTAATATTAATGGCATTTAAGTAATTAAAAGTACCAATACCAGTAGAAATAATGTTATTATTCGTTAAATATGGAATATTGCTACTTTCGACAATATCTAGTTTAAAGAATGTAGCAATACCAGTATAAACAAGGCCAGATCCAGATAAATCTAATGATACTGTTTGGATAGAATTAGTAATAATTTGGTTACAAGTTGTAGTTCCAACAATTACTGCTCCGTCAGCAACATTTAGTTTGTTTAGATTTGCAGTTCCAGTATTATTAATATCTACATTCTGTATTGTGGTAATTGTACCAACACCAGAATAGAATAAATTTGTACCAGAAATAGAAGTTACAAAACCAGTGTTTGTTCTTAAAGTTCTAATAGTACCAATTCCATTAAAATCTAAGTTAGAACCTTCACTTAAATGTGTTAATTTATTATTTGGTGAAATTAATAGAGTATTAATCGTAGTAATTCCAGAAATATTAACGTTAGTTGCACTTAAGAAACCAACTGTAGATACTCCAGTATATTGTAGATTAGTTCCTGATAGGTAAGTTACTACACCAACAGCAATCGTTAAATTGCTAATCGTAGATATTCCAGTTACATATAGATTACTGGAATCAACATTACTATAGGATAATCTATTACCAGAAATAGTAGTTACAAATCCAGTATTGGAATAGAATGTATTTGCTGTACCAATTCCTGAATAGTAAACATTACTACCAGATAGATAAGTGACTAAACCAACATTATATTGTAAGTTACTGCCATTTATTGATGAGAATGTCGATATTCCGAGATATTGTATATTAGATCCAGAAATATGAGTAACAAAACCAATATTCGTAATTAACCTATCAATAGTACCAATACCACTAAATGATAAATTAATACCGTTATTAATATATGATAGTGTATTGTATGGTGAAGTGAAATAAGTATTGACAGTGGATGATCCAGAAACGTTAATGTCAATTGCACTAACAAGTCCAACAGTTGCAAATCCAGTATAAGATATATTATTACCAGACAGGAAAGTTACAAATCCAACATTAGATTTTAATGTACTAACACTTGCAATACCAGAAATATATGAATTCGTATTATCAATGTCTTGATACGTTGCTCTTGTACCAGAAATAGTAGTTACAAATCCAGTATTAACTACTAATGTGGGTACTGTTGCAACTCCAGTATATTCAATATCAGTACCAGTTAAATTGGTTACAACACCAACATTGGTATATAAAGTATCAATTGTACCAATGCCACTGTAAACGATATCTGTACCTGTTAACTGCGTTACAACACCAACATTGGTATATAAAGTATCAATCGTACCAATGCCACTGTATGCAATATTAGTACCAGATAAGAAAGTTACTAAACCAACATTAGTTTCAAATGTATCTGTGTTTGTAATATTATCAATAGATAATGATGATGCATATACAGTAACTAAAGTTGTAATTCCACTATAAGAGATATTATCTCCAGATAAGAAAGTTACAAAACCGACATTGGTATATAAGGTATCAATCGTACCAATACCACTGTAGGCAATATCAGTACCAGTTAATTGCGTTACTACACCAACATTGGTATACAAGGTATCAATCGTACCAATACCACTATAAGCAATATTAGATCCAGATAAGAAAGTTACTAAACCAACATTGGTATTTAAAGTATCAATTGTACCAATGCCAGTATTATAAAAATTAGTATTGTTAAGTGTAACTATCGTAGATACACCAGAATTAAAGTTTGTTGCATTTAAGCTAGTGACAAAACCAATATTTGCAAAGAAATTTGATGTTGAAGTTATTCCACTAGAATATATTCTATCTGACGTTGTATTTTCAGATATAATAGATACTGCACTAAAAATATCACCAGTTGCCGAAGTAATTGCAACATTTGTTACTTCTAAACTTGCAATTGTGGTAATACCCGACACATTCAAGTTGGATACATCAATATTGATTACACCAATTCGATTTACAATTGCTTGATCAATATTTGCTATAGATGAAACTTCAATAGTGGATGATTTGAATGTTGGGATAGTACCAACTCCACTATAAAAATAATCAGATTTTAATTCTTGAATTGTACCAATTCCACTGTAATTTAAATTAGTACCCGTTAAATTAGTTACAATACCAATATTTGTTTTTAAGTTTGTAAAACTTGCAATACCAGTATTATAAAGATTTGTATTATCAATGTCTTGATAAGTTGCTCTTGTACCAGATATTGTAGTTACAAATCCAATATTAGATCTTATTGTGGGTGTAGTTGTTACACCAGTAACTTCTATATCTCTACCGTAAAATGTAGTAACATATCCAACATTAGATCTAATAATATCAATAGTACCAATTCCACTATAAACAATATTAGATCCTGTTAAATATGTAACTATACCAACATTAGTGTTTAAAATTGGCAGAGTTGAAATACCAGAATACCAAAGATTTGTACCAACTAAGTGGGTAACAAATCCAATATTTGTTCTTAAAGTATTAATAGTACCTACGCCAGTATACTCTACATGAGTTCCACTTAAGAATGTAACTAGTCCAACTCTAGCAGTAATAGTATTGGATGAAGAAATACCTGGAGTGTAAATATCAGTATTTACATAAAGTCTTTCTGCAGTTGTTACACCAGTTATGTTTGCATTAGTAGTATCAAAGTTAGTAAAAATACCAACATTTACTTTTAATTTCGAAATACTTGCAACACCAGTACGAGGATCATCTACAACAGTTACTGTTGATGTGGAAGTTTCCAGTCCATTTATAGAATCTGGAGTAATTGTTATAATTCCAGGTGCGTCAATTGATGAAATAGTTGTATTTGGTAGTAACTCAAATCCACTAGAATAAACTGCCATTTCTGGTGCTAAACCAGTGGTATCAATTGCAATTTTATTTGTAGATGGACCAATTATAGAGTTCGTTTGTGTTACAATTAAAGTTTCATTATTAGTTAATGTAAAATAATCTGCTTTTAAGTCAGTAACTATACCAATTGAAGTATAAGTTTCCTTAAAACTTGATATACCAGTATAGTAAATATTACTTCCAATTAGATTTTCTACAGTTCCTGTAAATATGAAACCTTGAGTTATATTTACCTCTTGAAGAGTTGCTATACCAGCTATATTTGCATTTTGAATATTTAATTGTTGGTCTGTTAATATGGTATTGTTATTAATTGATATAGACTTTCCATTGTCTAATGAAAGATTCTCAGTTAATGACCAACTATTAGATCCTCTATTATAAAATATTCTTTTGTTTGTAGTTCCATAAAGAATAATCCCACCACCATCTGCAGTAAAATCTGTTGCTCCACCAACATCAAATACAACTGCACCAGATAAAACATGTGGATCTACAACAGTAAATTCTGTGTTAGAAATTATCTGACTTACTCTTGTATTTGTTGTGAAACTTCCAATTCCACTAACTTGAGTTATCTGTTGACCTGGTATTATACCAGTAGTTGTGAATAAATTTGGATCTAAAGTTACAAGATACTCCCCAGATGATAAAGTTGCTTCTAAATTAATTTGACCAGAAACAGAACCTAACTCAATATTAACATCATCAATTTGTAATGTTGTCGAGTTTATTGTTGTTACAGTACCATTTACATCTAAATTTCCCTTTATATTTAAGTTTCCACCGATAGTGGTTACACCAATAACATTTAAATTTTCTACATCTGCAGTTCCAGAAGTATTTGTATCTACAAATTCTGTAAATCCAAGAAATTGTGAGATGTTAGAAAATGTAGAAACTCCAGCAACTATTAGTTGATTTAAGTTTGTTGTTCCAGAAGATTGATTAATATCTGTAGAAAATGTTGCTATACCAATTACATCTAAGTTAACTGTTGTTAGAGATAATGACTCTAAATTATTTTTTACAGTAGTAATGCCAGTTGCGGCACCCAAAACAATTGCAGTACCCGCTCCAAATGCATTGATATTAGTTAAATTGGTATTGAATAAAGATAATGTACCTGTACTTGATCCAGATATAGTTGGATTAGCACCATTAATACTAAAAGTAGTTGCATTGGGGAATGATACTGTAGTGTTTCTTACTGTAGTAACACCTGTTGTTGCACCTAAAACAATTGCTGTTGCTGCACCAAAAGCATTTACTGATGTTAATGCGGTATTGAATAATGTTAGTGTTCCAGTGCTTGTTCCTGAAATAGTGGGATTTGCCCCATTAATTGCAAAAGAAGTTGCGTTAGGTAGTGAGAATGTAGTATTTCTTACAGTTGCAATTCCAGTTGCGGCACCAATTAGTAAATCAGTACTAGCACCAAATACGTTTACTCTTGTTGCTACGGTATTATAAAGATTTTGGGTTGCTTGAGTACCAACTACCGTTGGATTACCAATAGTTAAAGTTCCAGTATTAGCACCAATATTAAATGTT